TATTGGTAAAAAATATTGTGTTTCTCCAAAATTATAATCATCAGTAGTTCCTACAACAGTTGGTATAGATGTTAAGTGAGAAAATGTAAATAATAAGTCTGAGTTTTCACTTGATGTACCATTTTGTCCAGGTATAAAATAAGTAGAACTCATTTGTACAGGGCTAGAGTTCATTTGATATAATATTCTTGGTTTGTTTTTAAAACCACTAGAAGCACCATCATCATCCATAGCATATATAGTTGGAACTATAAACTCTTGTAATTGAGACCATAAAGGTTTAGATACTGTTGCAGCAAAAGGACTAGCTACTATTTCTTCTTCTCCTTCTAATAGTGTTAGGTTTTCAGCACTAAATACTTTAGAGCCATATAAATGTCCACTTGTAGATTTTTTATATACATTAAATACATAATCATCTTCATCTTCTTCGTACTTAAATATAGTCTTTTTCTTTAAATCATTTAAAGGTGTAAGTTTTACGTCTTTTAAATCTACTTTATCTGTCCAATCTGCTTGTATGCTTCTTTCTTTTAGTGTCGTTCCTGATGTTGTTTTAATAAATACATCAGCATAAGGTTTTATAATAATATTAGCAGGATCATTATTATCTTGTAATGTAACTAAATTGAACATAGTCATTATACCTTTTAAAAATTCCCATTGGCTTATTTCTCCTCTTAATGAATTTAATATTGAAGAATCTACTAATGCACTACTAAGGTTATAAGTTACGTTACCTGCTAATGATGATAATGCTACTCTGTACAAACCTGAACCTGATGCTATATTTCTATATTCAGCCCATAGCTTATCTCCTGTATTTAATGCTACTGCTAAATTGCCAGAATAAGTTACAGAAACTCCTGAAGTTGATATCGTATCAGTAAAAAAATCTATTTCTTGTGTTATACCTGTAAGAGCATTATAATGACTCCATCTTGCTTCTAATGTGCTAGTTCCATTTATATGTAATAATTTCCAAGCATAATCAATATTATATAATTGATTGTCTCCTGTTGATACTATTTTATAAATATCTGTTCCTGATTCTGTAAAGTCAGGTGGTACGTTAGAGGTTGGTAGACCTCCTGTCATTGTACTAGCTATTAATGGTAAAGGTTCATAAGTAGCCGTCGAATTTTCAAAAATAACTGTACTTGTATTATAATCATACGTTGCAGTATAGCTAGTATCTCCAATTACTGAAGGCATAGTATCACCACCCCAATTAAAGTCCATAAATAGCTTACCAAATTCTAAACTTTCAAATAAACCTGAGCTGTAAGTATATCCAGCATCACTAAATATTCTATCTATTAAATACTTAATCTTTATAAAAGGTCTAAATGCTTGTTCAAATGATGTAAGCTCAGGTGTTCCTAGTGTGGCATTTGTTCCTGTTGCTCCGTTAGCATATAGCATTTGATGTGTCCAATCTACAAAAGGGTATTTTAGTACATCTGTTTCTTTTGTTCCTGCTACACCTGCATAAGTTCCTGTTGGTAAATTATTAATTAAAGTCAATCCGTCTACATACCAACTACCTTTTATTATTGTCTTGTTATAAGAATGTTGTAACTCATTAAAGTTTATATTATCAAAAGTCTTATTTTTTAATGTATCAGCTAATGCTATTGTCTGAGCATATAGATTAACATTATAGCTTATCTCTCCTTCTCTGTCTTGTATGTCTATAAGTCTTAAAGCACCATCAAATAATATAATACCATCTTGCTTTAAAACAGCTCTTGTTCTTACGTAAGGATTAAAGTCGTATGGATTCGCTACTGTTCTTGTTATCTCAAATATATTACCAAAGATTTGATTATTTCTTTTTGTTGCTGGTAAGTTAAAGTCCTTAGAGTATGATTGTATCTTTTCTGCTACGTTTTTAAAGTCATCAATACTTAAAGTTAATGGTATTTCTTCATCTTCATATAAATCACAAATGACTTGACCTAATACACCATTCTCAACTTTTCCTGTTAATGTAAGTTTATCAATACCTAAAATATTAATGCTTGTATTTTGATATGTTATAAATATTGTATCATTTTCAGACAATGCTGTGAAATTTGCAGTTATCTGTGAAGTTGTAGCACTAAATGTTTGTGTAGATCCTATCTGTCCATTATATACAGATACTAATACATTTCCACTTGCTGAGGTTAAATCTATTGTAAGTGTATAGCTTTCTCCTACTACTAATCCTGATAGCTGTTGATATACTCCACATTGTGTGCCTGGAGATGATGATACAACTGAACTTAATAGCAATTTACCACCTGTTCCTGCTGCTACTGTTGGAGTACCTAAAGATGTATTTATAAACTTATACCAAGTGTTAGGTATAGTAGGATAAGCATTACTCATTATATCAGTAAAAGAACTTGTAGTAGAATAATTAGTAGCATTATTAACTCCAAAGAAATTTACTCCATCTACAATAATTTGATTAGGACTGTTACCTTGAGGATGTAAAACTAATTGTATGCTCATTATGAAGTTTGTGTTTTTTGTGTTTTGTTTCTTTCCATTTCAAACGTGTACTGTATTAGCTTGTCATTAGCAATAGTCTTACGAATATAATTAGATGACGTAATTAATATAGGTTCTACATACTTATTAGTCATAGTATTGTAAGGTGCTGTCTCTGTTTCATAACCATTTAATACATATACCTCTTGACTATTAATTAACTCCTCAAACCATACAGCATCTGCTTCAGTTACAAAGTCTGTATTCACTGTTATTCTTTCTGTTGAGTTTACTCTAAAGTTTTTCTTACCACCTTTAAAACCATTAATTCTATATGTGCTATCATTCCAAGTTCCTGACATTTGAGTATATGTCGTTCTATTAGTCGTTAAAGACTTAGTAGATTTCATAGTGAATGTGTAGTAATCCCATACACCCCATTGATTAAGCCAAGTAAGTCTAATACTTTCATATCCTTTAGAGTTAGGACAATTTACATTTATAGTATATAGTTGTTGTAGCTCTCCATCATTATTTATTGCTTGAACTGTATAATAACCTCCTTGTATAGTACCTGCTGAAACTAATCCTTGAAATATACTTGACCAATTTTGTAAGTTACCAGGAAAAGCTCCGAAATATAAAAGTCTTGATACATTCGTACCTCCTGCACTATCTGCTCCACCAGCAGTAAAGCTATTATAAATATTATCATTTCCTAAAGCATTTCCTAAACTATCATAATAATAAAAATATATTCTTCTTACAATATTTGTTGAAGCAGGTAAACAATTCAAAAAAGATAAAGCACCATAATCATTAACATTTGCATATTGAGTAGTTGGAGCATTAGTAAGGAATTTAGCAGCTGAAGTAGATTTAGCTGTATATAATAAATTATCACTTAAATTATAACCATAATTAGCATTTGTCTGAGTTAAGTAGTTGTCATATTGTAAAACTCCATTAAATATTATATACTGTGCTGAATTGATAACACTTGTAGTTCTTTTTATAACAGCACTTGTTGGAGTTGAGGAGCTTTCAACACTAAATTGTATTGCAAAAAATCTTACTGCATTTCTATTTCTTGCATATTTGTCAATCAAATGTATTGGATGTGGCTTATTATTAGTATATGTAACCCCCTTGTATGTACTACCATTTCCTGACGTTGAACCTAAATTATCTGAGCTAACATATCCTTCTAATATAGATTGTAAATCAAATATACCTACACCTGCATTGTTAGGAGTTGTTTTAAAAGATGCTACAAGCTGAGTAGCAACTGAAAGGTTTATAGCACTTGTACCTATATGAACTTCTGCTACATATTTAACATTGTATCTATTTTGTACTTGAAATGTATTTTCTACTGTAAATACTATTTGTTGTCCAACAGGAATTGCTCCGTTTTCTGCATCTCCATATAAAGGTTTTTGTATTATGTATGTTGCCATTATTTTACTGTTATTAATCCTTCTATTATATCTTCTTTTAAACTACCTAATAAGTCTTTACCAAATTGCTTTAAACCTAATCCTAATGGTTTTTGAAAGAAGCTTATACCTTGTATTCCATCTCTCTTTATTGCTCTACCCATTATAAAAGCTAATGACATATTACTAATAAATCTTCCTGTCTTTTTATCTCTACCTTTAATTCCTTTCTTCTTTATCCATTTAGCTAATATTCCTGGAGGTGGTTGCTTGTTAGTGTACTTATAAGGACTAGATATTGTCTGTCCTGTATAGTCTTTAAAAGTTCTTTTTTGTTTATTACCTGATACACCTTTATCTACAAATGTACCATAACTATCCATATAGAATTGTACTGAAAAACCATCAGCATCAGTAACTACTTTAAAGCTAATAGAGTTTTCTAAGTTTGTACCTCCTCCTTTTGCTTTTTGTAGATTACCCTTAGACCTATTGACTACTTGCTTACCAAAGCTATTTAAGTACCTTTCTATATTATCAGTCTTCATTACTCTACTCCTACAAATACTTCAACTCTAGCATCTGTTGTGCTTGTTGGCTTAACTGTTACTCTACCTAAATCTTCTAAAGTACCAAAACTAGGTGTTGTATCTGCTTCTGCTAAAAGAACTGCTTCTGCTTGACTTAATATATGTGAATTGCCTGGAGTTATCAAAACTTGATACAATGTAGCACTACCTACAAAAGCTACTTCTATATTCTCAGTTGTGCTTAAATTAGTAATTCTGAAATACTTTGCTCTATCTACATCAATAGCACTTGAAGATGTATAAGGACTTGCAGCAAAATTACATACTGTTGTTTCTTGTCCTTGTACACAAGTTACTATTCTTTCAAATACATCATTTATACCTGTTGTAGTTACTGAGTTAGTAGAACCCCTTAGTGAACCATTTAAGGTTACTGATTCTTGAATTGTTGTTGTTAAATCTGCCATATTCTATATTTTAATTGTTATTGTTGGTGGTATTATTTTTATTATTACTTTGCCTATCTTTATCTCATTTAATCTCTTTAGTATCTCAATCATTAGTAACCAGCACCTTGATTTAATACAGGTATATTACAAGTATCAAAGTCATTCATTACTTTAACTCCTATCTGAAATACCCAGCCACAACAAAGATTGTCAAACCTTTCTTGGAATGGTTCTATTGTAAATTGATCTTGTGTAAAGTATATAGGTGCATTAATATCATTAACTCCTTCAAGTGATTGTCTTGAACTATGTCTTAGCATACCTATAAAATCAGTAGCTATTTCTAAAGTCTGATTCCAAACCTCTTGCTCATTATTCTTAGTGTTTACTAATTTAGTAAGCTCTGTTTGTTGTTTAGTCTTCCAATCATTCTTTTCGCTTACCATATCCATAATAAAGATTTGAAAGTTATATACTAACTCACTATCTCCTGTTGCTACGTTTAAAGGATTGATGTGTAATAAAGGAAACTTTTCCATCTTCTCTAAGTTAATGTCATAGATGTCTCCAACTGATACAGTAGATATTTGCTGATGATACTCTCCTAATCTACATAGAGTGTTTATTACGTTATTGTATGTCTTATTGCTTACTGCCATATTTTACTTTATTTTGCGACTCTAAGTCTGTTTCATAACTTAACCAAGTAAATGCTTCTAATAAGTTAAGCTTTGTTATTTGTTCTAGTTTTGAAATATCTGCATTACACAATCTATACATTATTCCAAAGTAACCCCACTTTTCTGCAAAGGATTCGCTTGCAACTGCTTCTTCATTTCCTTCAGCCGTTCCGTCAAAAATGATGGCAAAGTCAGTAACAATTCGTTGCCTAAAGTGTAAAAAAAAACCAATGCACTTTGCACTTGTTCAGCTGACATTTTCTTCATCTGTTCGGCTCGTATGCTTATATCTCCATCATACGCTTTAATTGTATAGATGTCATTCTGTTCTTCTACTATCGGTCTATATAGTATAGCCATAACTTCAGGTAGATTCTTCTCTACATCATTCTTTATCATAGTTTCTAAGTCTGACCATTCTCCTAATGTGATTGAGTCTAAGTCAGGATGGAAACCATATCTCTTACCATCTATTTCAATTATCCTTTTTAAAGAACTATTTTGCTTCTGTTGTAGCTCAGAAATTTTACCCATTATAATAGCTATATCTTTTAATTCTAATTCCTTTATTAACTTCTTAGGAATGTTAGATAATGCTTTTATAGTTTCTAAAGCTTCTTCACTTTTACTAAGTTTATGATAATCAACAAGTTTTATCCACTTCTCTAATGTTACGTCTTCCCACTTGTTAATTAACTTGAACTCTTTTACTTTTCCCTTCTTCTTAATCTTTACCTTCATATACTATATAATAGAAATTGTTGATATTTAGTTTAAAATGTTATCTTTGCTCAGTTTTAGTTAATAATTAGGGTACGCTTTATGCTGCCCTTTTTTTATTGTACATAATACCTTCCAGCATTAGGATTGTCTAAATGGTAGATTACGTTATACCTTATTCCGTCTATTGCGTGGTTGTATGAATCGTGATATAATTTAGAACCTTTGTCGCTGTATATATAATTATTTAGCTCTTTAGCTATGTTAGTTGATTCAGGTGTTATTACTAAGTGATAGTCTTGCATACGTGTTATACCACTTTCAATAGTTCCTTTCTTTACAGGTTTAATGTTTACTCCTAAATGCTTTAAGTCTGCTATTAGTCTTGGCTCTGCTGAGTCTGCTATGATAAGCTTCTGTCCTACCTTGTCTAGTATTATCTGTGCTAATTCATTTGACTTTAAACCATTCTTGTATATATGTTCCTTAAGATATATCCTTTGTCTCTTTTTATCTATTGCTACTTCAGTTAATGAATCAGGATCTACTGAGAATCCAAAGTCCATTCCACAAGATGTTTGTAAGTTATCAGGATTAAATTCTCCTATACTCCAATTATCAAATACTACACCATCTGCTCTGTCTAACCAACCTCCAAGAATTTTATGTTGATACTTCTTAAAGTTATTGTGCTTTATAGTCTTAATACGCTCTAGGAAGCTTTCTGAGAGGTTTTCTCTGTTATCCTCGTATGTACTATGTATATAGCATACATTGTCTTTAAAACCATTATATCCAGCTTCAACTCCTTTGTCTTCAAAAAACCTTTTATAAATCCAATGCTCTTTAGTTACAGGATTAAGTATAAGTATGATTCTATTCTGTATATTCTTTTCTCTAATACTTAAATCTATTGTATCAAATATATCTTCATCAATAAGTTCTTCTGCTTCATCAAGTACCCAAGTGCTTACACCTTGTAATGATTTTAGACTTGCTGTCTGATTACCAGCTGATGTCTTGATACCTCTAAATAGTATGTCTGATTTATTCTTTAGATTAACTACCTCTGCTTTATTTACACTAAAGGTATTTTCATATCCTAATAGTATTATCTTTTCTAAGAACTCAGGAATGATTGACAAGTGAGCTGATACCATTGTAAAACGTGTAAACAATACCCTGATACCTTCTGTCATTGTTAGTAGTGTAAGAAAGACTGTAACAGCAAATGACTTACCTGATCCTCTACCACCTGTGATAATGTAGTATCTAGCTTTAGATGAAAATAGTTCTTCGTATTTCTTATTCAGTATCAATTCCTGTAAGTTTAATAACAGGTTCAGTTTCTACAAAGTTAATGATAGGCATATTTAAACTTTCTTCATTAGTTGTTACATCAACTCTTTGTTGTGGTTTACCATAGAAGTATTCAAAGAATAACTTAACTGCCCATTGTTCTTTCTTTTCTAATCCTTGTTGTAGTGAGTCTAGTGCTAGACTATTCATAGGTGTTAGATTCTCTATTAGCTTTTGTTCATCTGCTTTTGCTTTTCTACCTGCTCCTGTTCTTTTTCCTCCGTGTGTACTCATTTTGAAATAATTTGATTAATCAAGTTGTTATTATATAATAGAAATTACTCATATTCATTTGGTAGCATTAGTCTTACACCTAATTCATACAATGCCCATATCCTTATTTGATCTGCATATACTTCAAAGTCTTTAGTATTCATTTTAGCTGTACTGTTTACTACTTGTAATCCTATTTGTCTTTCGTTTATATCTATACTTTGCCATTCACTAGCAAACTTTATTTTAAGTGTATCGTGCATTTCATCAGGAAAGTAACCTAGCTCTGATGCTAATGGTTGTACTATACACGCCCAATAGTAATTATTCTGCATTTTGCTTCTATTGTTTTTTTGTTTCTTAACATCTACAATATAGTCATTACCTAATTCTTTTAGATAGTCAAATAACTTTTGCTTGTCTTCACTATTGTTGATTACGTACTTCATTAATCAAATGATTCATTAATACCTCTCTCTCCTACTAGCTTTTCTTTAGCACCTTCCCATAGTTTATTCCTTCTCTTAGTTAGAGATGGTTCTGTACGTTTAATTGTAGGCATACCTTCTTCTGGTTTACTATCCATCCATAGACCACATTCACATCTAGCTTCTATTGTTCTCCAGCCATTGTCTCTATATCTAATAGTCTGTTTACCTATTTCTTGTGTGTTACCACATTTGCAACTATAAAGTGTCATTGTAGTTTATCTAGTTCAAAGTGTAAGTGATTTATAGCTTTTCTTATATCTTGGATGCCACCATCACTATGTTTGCGTTTTGCACGTAATAGATAACTTACAGCTGTTGCCATATTGTAGCTTAGATCAAAGTCTTCTACTACTCTACGTGCTTCATATCCAAACACCTTACCAATGTAATAGTCAGGTATTCCTAGTTCTTCTTTGCTCATTAACATCTTAGGATTGATTCCTTCTTTCTTTGTCATTTTCTAGTATTTTAATTAGTCCGTCTTGTGTGTGTAAAGGTTTAGCATCAGTAAACTTTCTATATTCTTCAGGAGAGTATATAAGCTTTACTTCTTTTACTAAGTCTTCATTGTATTTCACTACCCATCTACTTGAGTAGTGCATCTTATTTCTTTTTAGGTGTGCTAAGTAACTCATTGGCTGTATTTTTTATATAGTTTCTTTATACCATCGAAGCAAGTTGATATACAAGAACCACAATTAGTATTAGTTTGATAGTTTGTATTGTATATTGTATTGTAAGTCTCTATCATTTTCTTTTTAGCTTGTACGTTCTTTGCCCTTCCTGTTTTTAAGTCTTCCCACATATTTAATATAGCATCTATTATTTCTTGTGGTAAGTCATCTGGTGCTTTCATAACTTCTGACGTTTTATCCCAATACTTCTGTGGGCAATGTTGGTTAGCTATACGTGCCTTGATTTTCATAAAACACATACAAATTTTACAACTACCTGTTGGCTTATAATAGTAAGCACAACCCTTACAGATTTCTATCCTATCTTCATAGACTTCATTTTCAACAAAAAACCTATTCATATTATTCTTAATTGAGATGTATGTTCATTTAATCTTTTCATAGATGCTTCATAATATTTTTTATCTAATTCGCAAGCTGTCAAGTCGTAACCTAAATTATGGCAAGCTATTGCAATACTTCCACTACCTAAGTGTGTGTCTAGAATCTTATCTCCTTCTTTTGCATATTTCATTAAAATATTTTCGTAAAGTTTAATCGGTTTTTGTGTTGGATGTATTCTTCCATCATAATCAGCACCTATAAAACCGTCATATCTACAACTTATTTTTTTTAATACATTAGAGCAAGAAGTCCACGCTAACTCTCCGTCTGCAAAAGAAACATCCTTACCTTTCTCCTTATCCCAAAACAACCATCCTGAACTTATTGGCAATCTGAAATAGTTGCCCCCCCATATAATCTGATTCTTTGATACTCTGAACAACTCTATAAAGTACTCATTGCTAGGCGTTTCGCTATCCCAACTCTTTTTAGTCCATTTCTTATTTTTACCCTTGCCCATATTCATCTTAGAAGCGTTAATGCCATAAGGTGGATCTACTATTGCTAAGTCAAAATGATTGTCTGCATACCTTGACATTAACTCCATATTACATTCGTTTGTTATTTTCATTTCTTTCTCCAATCAGGATGTCTAAAGCCAAACATCATTACAAAACTATCATTCTTTACAGGATCATACATCTTCATTTAATTCATTTTTTAGTATTGTTCTTACTTTATCTATTGTTGTAAATAAACTATTACGACTTATCTTAGTCTTTTTAGCTAGTGAGTCTAATGTATTGCCCTCATAGTAATATAGCTTAAACAACTCTCTGTCGTACCAATTTTCTAGCTTGTCTAACTCTTTGTCTATAATTTCTAATTTATGTAATTGAGCATTGTCTACTTCTGCATTAGGAATGTTTGATAGACTCTTATAATAACTATTATCATTTCCATAGTCAAGATGATTACTAGAGACGCTAACATTGTTAGTAAAGCTATCAATACGTGTATAATACTTTTCATACTTATAATAAAAATTACTTCTCTTACTTGTCAATGCCCTTCTTAGTGCTACTGCTCCGTATCTTGTTAATCCATCTACTCCGTCTTTATCATAAATTGACTTTAGTGTTGTTGGATTCATTTGCATAAAATATAACATCAATTCTTGTACTGCTTCATTTATCTTGTTTTCATCTGTCGTTAATCTGTATGACATAGTTCTAAAATTATCTGTAAGCTTAGCTATTTCAAGATATATCTTATTCATTTGTTGTTTCTAATAAACTTATTTTATCTACTGTCTCTTGTAGTATTTCTTCAAGGACTACCTTATACGTTCTTATTACTGCTCTGTTACGTTTAGTTTCAACTCCAGCAAAAAAACCATTTGTAGCTACTGATAAGTTAATTGGTATTATCATAAGCCAATCATAAAAGTTATTTTCTTCAACTCCACTACCATAACCATTATGATATTCTAATATAATTTTTAATACATCTTTGTAATTATTGTACTTAGTTTTACTACTTACGTCTTTTGCAAACTCTTTACACATATTAATATAAAGATCTATTAAAGCTTTGTGTTCTTGACTTGAGTAAATAAGTTCTATCATTTTTCAAATATATCATAATATTTTATTCAATTCCTTTTTCTTCTTTTAAGTTTTTAACAGCTAATTTGTAATAAGTTATCTTTTCTTCATAGTCAGCTCTAGTAAACTTAGTTATTTGTCTTGCTTTATACTCTAACTCTTGTGCAGTACCTTCTCCATACTTTGAGTCTAATGCTATTGAGAATTTATATTGTTCTCCTTGTTTAAACATATTACAACCTACACATTGTGGCTGACAGTTTTGTTCATCAAATCTTGTAGCTAAATGACTTCTACTTTGAAAATGTCCGTTCTGCATACCTTGCTTATAATTTTTAACACATCCACAAGTTATACAAATTACTGCTCCTTCTGATGTAGCATCTCTAAGTCTAATGTAAAGACTAAACCACTTATCAAGTTCTTTCTTAAGTTTGCTAATTGTTTTCATATCCTAAATTTTTTCTCCATTCTTCTTGTAGTTTACCCTTACGTATTTTATATGCTTCTCCTCTTAAACCTAGTTCTTCTTCCTGGAGCTTTGCTCTCATTCTTCTTATACTTTCAGCATTAGTTAATTCATTATCTGCATACTTATGTAAAAAGTTCAATGCAGTTATTTCTTCAGCATCTATGTTCTTATTGTTTAATTCTCTTTTTATTTTTATTTTTTTTATCGCTTCTCTAATTTCTTTTCTTGTTCTTTTTGGATTACTCATATCTATTGTTTTAATTTATGTATACCATCTACAATGGAGTTTACTCTTTTAGTGTCGTCTTTACTTGTAGCATATAACATATTTGCAAAGTAAAGTAATTCTTCATCTATTGAAGTTTTTGGTAATTTATCTTCTACTACATCTCCATAATCTACAAAGAATTGAAAGAATATGAATGATACTTTAAAAGTAAATCCACTATCCCAATCAATAGTAAAGTTAATGTCTTTTGTATATCCTAACCAAAAGCATACATCCCATTTTTTTGTTTGTTGTCTTAATGTTAATTCCATCTTTATAATGCCTATATTAGTGAGAAGGTCTTTACTCTGTTATTATCTATTGTTTTAGTTTACTGATAACCCAACTCCATAACTTATTATACCACTTAACATTATCTAACCCTAAGTTTAAGAAATACTTCTTAGGTGAATGAATCTAACTCTGGTAGGGTCTGCAAGAAACTTCTTGCTTGTAGCATAATTAACTACCATAACTTTACTTAGTAGAGTGTTTGACACACCATATATTCTAAGCAATG